CTACAAAGAAATGAAAAGGAGTAAAAATGGTAGATACCAATAAATTACTATCCCCTTTTCCAGCTAATTTAGTGCGTAAAGCACCTGCTGGTAAGTTTGGGGATTATGTACCACATGCACATTATGTTGAACGTTTACGTGACAGTGGCGTACAATATAATTGGGAGTGTGAACCAGTATATAGCACATATAAAGGGGAGAAAAGAATCGTTGGTGCTAAAGGAACAATAACTATTGAAGGTATGGGTAGTTTTGTTGGCTTTGGTGATATCGATACCTTTAAGTTAGACAATGCAAAGTTTAATGATGGTAGTAATCTCAAAGATGCTGAATCAGATGCATTCAAACGTGCTTGTATGAGGTTTGGTCTTGGTGTAGAACTATGGTCTGGTAGTACACAATCAGAAGAAGAGTCTACAGCAGTAGGACCTGATGGTTATACGCAAGAAATGGCAGAGGCTGATGCTAAAGTTGAAGTCACTAAAGTTGATATGCGTAAGAAAGAAAATAAACCTACTAAAGAAGATAAGCAACGTATGAATGATATTATGGATGATATATTAAATGCTGAAGGTAATGATGATGACCTTAAAGAAGCACCATTCTAATGGGACAAGATATAAAATTCATAGCACAAACAGTTTCAACAATGACAGAACATATATCTGATGCAGATATTAGACGTAATGTTATTGGTAAAGCTAATGATTACGCACGTCTTAAGAAGTTTCCAGACAACAAAGAAACTTGGTCTGATGAACAACTAAATAAATACTTTAGTATGTTAGAAAAGTTATCTGGTACAATGGAAGCTAAGATACCGAACGACTTTGACCAAATGACATTGGATGAAAAAGTAAAAACATTAGAAGAAGCTGATGTTGTTACAGTATCTGATATGTCAAACGTTGTTCAAGATGTGGTAGGAAAATTGGAAGAAAAGAAAAAATATCGTGACGATTTAAAATGTCCTTATTGTGGGCAAATGGTTTACGATAATAGAAATAATAAGAAGTCAGATAGAAGTCCTGACTTTGTTTGTTCAACCAATGACCCAGCTATTTGCGGTGGACACACAGGTAAATGGCGTAAGTCTTGGTGGATGGATAATACTGATTTGCCAGAAGACTGGGGAATTAGTAACGAACTATAAGAAAGGTGGAACATGATTGTAAAATCATTTAGAGGAAAAAAGATACCTAAAACTATTAAAAGCAAAAGCCAGCTTATTAGATACGTTTTAGAATCTGAAAGGTACAATGACCCAATTAGTAATGGAGAGTTTGTATTTGATTTAAGATGCACAAGATTTGGTGGCGTCTTACATGACTTAAGACAAGAGGGCTACGATATAGTAACGTTACCTGCAAAACAAAAGGGACATTTTCTATATTATTTAGTATCTACGCCAGCTGATAGTAGGCAAATGCGTAGCAAAAGTAAAGCTAGAAGTCGTAAGTTACAAAAGCAATTACAAGCACATTAATATGATTGGATTATTACTCAGTTGTACTCTGACAGTGGCTTCACCTATGGTGGAAGATATGACTGAGTATATCCAATGTCGCAAAGACGAGCGTATGATAGAACACGTCCTAAAATGGCTACCTTTAATTGACAAATACTTTGACTTGGATTCCCAGAAGGATGAAACTCGAGTACAAGCATTAAAGGTTATCTATTGTGAGTCCAGTGGATATCCTAACGCAGTTGGTATTAATAAAGACGGTACTAAAGACATTGGATTGTGGCAATTTAACGACAATACATGGGCATGGTTAACGCCTAAATTAAACATTCAAAAAGAAAGGACAGACCCAGAGACTGCAACTGCAGTAGCTGCCTGGCTTATAAAACACGATGGTTGGCACCATTGGAACAGCAGTAAACACTGCTGGGGAGGTTAAATGTCAGACAATAAAGAAAATATATTTAATAGTCCTATGCAATTACGCAAATGGGCAGTTGAATTAATAGATAATTTAGGAAGTCCAGTAACACAAACTGGACCTAATACAGAACAAGTTGACAAGTTATTATCTACATTTGTAAATGATTATAATATTCAATTTGAAATGCAAACAAAAAGAGAGGAAGAGTGATATAATATGAATAACATAAATACTAAATTTGCACCTAAACATGCAAATGACATAGCAATCGACAAAGTCATACAACAATCACTTATGAAATCAAAAAGAGACAAAAGACGTATTAATGCAGCTAAGTCAATAGATAGCTTTGGCGGAAAGAGATTTCTTGGCTTGACGCCAAAGGGCAATCGAGTATTTGCTAGTTATCTTATAAGTAATGACGGTACATTAACTATGTCTTTTACACATAAGCTAGATGTTTTATTAAAGAAAGGTGCCAAATTAGCAGGAAATAGATTTGATTATAAATTAAATGCTAAAGTAACACAAAATAATGCAGAACTAGTTAGAGAAACTAAAACTAAAACAGGAGAGGTGACACTAAAAACACTTCAATGGCTACAAAGACTTAAGAATTTAGTTGATGGCCATTATCCATTAGGTTTTTATAAAGGTAAAGTGACAAAGTCAATGTTTACTAAAGTAGCTAATGCTATATATGTAGGTACTAATCAAGAAGATGACATAAGTATTTGGGATATACGTAAAGCATGGAAGTTTCCAGAACATAATCCATACTTTAATCCAGAACAAGCCTGGTCATATCCAGATGAGTTATAAACCTTTACCAGATACAGTAACTATCAAGAGGTCTAAAGTTGATGGCTTAGGCCTCTTTGCTAGTAAGCCTATACCAAAAGGAACAATACTAGGAGTAACTCATATTAAAAATAGGTCATTCGAACATGGCCTAATCAGAACACCACTCGGTGGATTTATAAATCACAGTGACTATCCCAATTGCCAGCTAATAAAATTTCCTAATGGATTTGTTTTAGAAACGTTATACGAAATAATTATAGGCGAAGAACTTACGCTTAAATATCAACTATATAATATAGAAGAAGAGTAATTACTTCTTATATTTTCTACCAGTTTTATAAGCTTTCTTTTTACCTTTTTTACTAATAGGCATTATTTATTTCCATATAATAATTTGTTTAAATCAGCTTTAAGTTTAGCTGCTTGTTTAGCTTCTAATGCTTTACCTATTTTTAAAGCAGTATTAACACGGCTGACATATCTATTATGCGCACCAATGTGTCTTTCAGCTTGCTTTACTAAGGCATCATAACCACCAGTACCACCTTTTTCTACTGGTTTAAAGAAAGGTGCATCAGGATTATTTTTAGCCCAAGTCTTAAAGTCTTTACCAAAAAATGCAGACGGAACCTTATTAGCTACAGCAACTTCAGCAGCTTTATAAGCCATCTCCCTATGTGAATGTATACGTGATTTCATTTCACGTTCAGTCATACCATATGTTGTATAATCTTTATCTTGTGCAGTCATTAATCCTACTTACTAATTTGTTTCTTAGCGTATGTTTTAATTACTGCTAATGCAGCACCACCGCCAGCTAACGCAGCTAACTGAATAGTTTCAGCTTCTACACCAACTAATGGGGCAACTGTTAACGCTCCGATAAATGCTTCAATGAATGTCCAAGCAGTACGCTCTAACATATCTTTCAAGTCTTCACTCATCTTATACTCCCATGCTTCGTTCCAAGGGGTCCAACCAACATCCTTCTTGAATGTCCCATCAGTATTTCTTGCTCTATTATTTTTTTCAAATAAATCACTCATATTATGCCTGTGGCTTTTTATACATTATACCAGATTTTTTTAGTATATCTTCATAAGTTTTTTTAGGCAACATACTTAAAACATTTAATGCTGGATTAGATTTATTTAAAATAGTACCTAAATTTTTAACTAATTTTAAAGAACCTACAGCAGTAATTGCTTTTCTTAAATCTTTTTGTATTTTTACTTCTGCATCGCTTAATCCTGCTGGAGGAGTAGATAAAATTCTTTGCGCTTTTTTAACGTCATCTATTTGTTTAAATCCTCCTAAAGATATTTCACGTTTCTTATAAGCTTCTTTACGTCTAGCTTCCATTTTATTGTAATCAGGTGCATCAGGATTAGGTACAACTACTTGTGGTTTTTCTAAACCTGGTAAATTATTTTTGCTATCTGAATAAGGCACATTACTAGCACCATATCTTGTATCTACTGTATCTGGGTCTGTTGCACCAGTAATATCTATAGGGCTATCAACATTACGAGTATTCTGTGCTGCTAATCTATTTTCCATTTTTTTACTGACGGCCGGCAAACCTTGGACGTTCAATTTATTTAAATCTACACCAGCAATTGTTGCACTACGAACATCACGGAAAGCTCCGGACGAAGCAAGTCCTTCACCTTTAAAATATTTTTCTACATTTGATTTACTATAAGAACCATATATATCTGTAACATCTTTTCTAATCATGGCAAATTCTGCTGCTGCTGCTTCTATTTTACGATGTCTGGCAAGTACTGCCTCAAAATCTTTACCCCCTCTTACAGGGCCGTCTGGGTCGGTCATAGGTAGCTTTCCAATTGAATCATCAACTATATCTTTCATATGTTGTTTACCAGCTTGTTTACCTAATATTCTTTCAGCTTGTGATGAATAATCAGACATAGCAAAAGGTAAGTCAGCTATATTATCTTTAATTTCTGGTGTAAATGGAACTATAGACCTGGAAAGTATATCAGCTTGTTTATAACCCAAACCTCTTACTCCGCCACCTTGCATACTACTGCTAGTACGATTAGTAACTCCACCTAAATTAGGTTGTACAACGCCACCTCTACCTCCACCTTTAGGATATTCTTTATATGATGCAGTACCAGTTGCTTCTATTCTGTCTTCAAGATTTGTCATTTGAAATCTGTTTTGTTTTACATCTTCTTGATAATCTCTTAACTTATTTCCTTCTTCAATTAATGAAAAATCATATGCAGAAGTTTGTTTCCAATCTTCTTTTATTTCAAAAGCATCTCCAGTTGCAGCTACTTTTTCAGTTGCAGTTTGTTTATTACGTACAATAGCTTCAGATACAGTTATACCTTCACCTTTTGCTACAGAAATAGCTTCATCTACATCTGTTCTAGTTAATACATCTGCATCATAATGAACATCGTACATTTCTTTATTAATTTGTCTAACAATTCCAGCTCTTTGAATTTTAAGTGATTGTAATTCTTCAGCATTTCTAAAGGCTTGTTTTGATTTAGCTAAGTCCATACCTTTATAACCTTCAACTACATTAGGTAAGTTAGATACTTTGCCTGTTAAATCGTCACCTTTAACTTTTTTAAAGTCACCAGTTTCTGGGTCTTGTACCCAATTTTCATCAATAAAAGGCCTGTCTTTACTACCTAATACAGTACGTTTAGTCTCTGATATTTTAGGACTTATCTCTTCTCTTTGGACACCTGGTTTATTTCTAACATCTATTTCCATTTGTTTACCTGATAATTCATCTGCTATGGATTGTCTAAGTTCTATTTCCATATCAATGTCAAAACCAGCTATTTCTTTAAGGTATTGTTTACCTGCTTCAGGAGATTCTATTTTATATCCTTTAGCACCACTTGAACCACCTACTTGTGTTTGACCACTAAATATATCAGATTCAACTACATCTCCCCCACCTTGAATTTTTCTTTCTAAATCACTTTGAAGTTCTTGTGCAGATTTATCTTTAGCTTGTTCGTCATCTTTCCAAGGTTGTATATCAGGGTCAGATGTATCCCCGAACTTTTTGCTTCTAGTAAACGATACTGGTTTTGGCATTATATAATTTCTTTTCCATCCATTTTAGCATTTAATATTTGAATTTCCCCAGATATTTCAGAAAGCTTTTCCATTATGTCATTACTATTTAGGTCTGAATTGTCATTACTATTTACAGTTCCATCGTAGTCTGTATATGTCACCCATACATCACCTTGTGATATAGCTGCAGCAACATAAGGGTATACATCCTTATAAGCATTAACACTTGACCCTACAAATCCATCTTTTTGTACAAGGTTACTTGTTTGTGAGTTACCAAGT